ATCGTGACCTGGGCGGAATGGACAAAGATGCTATTAGAGCTCGCATTGACGCTTTGCAAGGCGGTACACCTTTACCAAAGATAGACCCTGACTCTTTATTTTCTGATCCTGGTTTAGGTGGCAATAAAATTGACCTGCAATCTCGTATTGAGGCTTTGCAAGGCGGGGCACCGAGCTTACCAGGCGGGGGAAGTTACTCTGACGTTGTTGCTGCGGGGAATGGTGGAATTAACCCTAAAGTTGGAACTAGGGCTGATGGAACCACAATACGTTTATTTGATCCCGACAACCCTAATCGGCAGGGCAATCCAGCGCCTTTACCTAAACCGCAGATAGACCCTGACTCTTTATTTTCTGATCCTGGTTTAGGTGGCGGTAGAGCCCCGACTCCAGCTCCCAGGGTAGATAACCCAAGGGTAATGCCAGGGCCTGTACCTGGCCCTGCCCCTGTAGTGCCTCGTCCAGGAACTGTACCTAAGCCGAAGATAGACCCTGAATCTTTATTCTCTGATCCTGGTTTAGGTGGCGGACCAGTGCCTCGTCCGCGACCAGCGCCTAGAGTAGATAACCCACGGGTAATGCCAGCACCTGTGCCTGGCCCTGCCCCTGTAGTACCTTCAGCCCCATCCGGTGACTTTCAGTCTAATGTTGACTTTATGAATCAGATGGCTACGAAGAACGCCCAGGTAGGATCAGACGGCCAGGCTGTCATGCCTAGCTTTACTTATGACGCAGCAACCAACGAGTATGTTAGAGATTCTTCAGCCTTCGGTTTAACTGGGGACGCAGCAATCACTAGATACAGTCCAGAAGAGTTTCAGCAGGAATTTGGGCGCACGCTGAGTAAGCAAGGTTCTGCAGCGCCAGTGCCTAAGCCCATGCCTAAGCCCATGCCTAAGCCTAAGCCTAAAGTTATACCTAAGCCTAAGCCTAGGGTAATATCTGACCCTGTAAATCCAAAACCAAAACCTGTGCCTCGCGGAAAAATAACCGATAGACGCAAAGCTAAAAGAGGAAGAAGATAATGAATAAGAAAAGTATGCCTGGTTACAAAGACGGTGGTTCTGCAGCTAAAAGCAGAGGCGGACCTAAAAACAATAACTGCGGTTTGTTTGGCCGTGTTCAAGGTAAAATGAATGGCGGCGCTATGCAGCCTATGGGTGGGCGTCAGAACCTAGCTAATGAAGAGACTAACCGCCCTAACTTCGGTAAGGACATGAAAAACTACGACTACAGAAACGCAAGCAAGGACATGGGTAGAGCGGCCCCAATGAAACCTCCTGGCGGTATGAAAGGCGGCGGTATGGTGAACATTCGTAATAAGAAGAAACGCTAATGGCTGTTAGCGGAACTAAGACATTTGAGCTAGATGTAGCTGAATACGTTGAGGAAGCATTCGAGCGATGCGGCCTTGAGCTGCGTACTGGTTATGATCTCAAGTCCGCTAATCGCTCTCTAAACCTGATGTTGGCAGAATGGGCCAACAGAGGGTTAAATCAGTGGACGGTTGCCCAGAAGGCAATCCCTATGGTTCTGGGGAGCGTTGAGTACAATGTAGACGCCGTAAATCCTACAGCGACTATTGATGTCTTAGATGTTTTTGTGAGAGAGACTATTGGCGGTAGAGCAACTGACGTTCCGTTAAGCAGGATGTCCAGGGCTGAGTATTCACACCTGGCTACCAAGACAACTACCGGTAAGCCTAACCAGTTTTATATTAATAAAGCCCTTAGTCCTACTATTACCGTTTGGCCTTCACCTGACAAGAACAGCACCTATACGTTGTACTGTAATGCTCTTACCAGGATGGACGATGCTGGCGCTGGTGCTAACACTATGGACCTGCCTTTTCGTTTCTATCCCTGCCTAGCAGCAGGACTAGCTTATTACCTGGCGCTCAAGAAGGCACCGGAGAAAGTTGGCATGCTAAAGCAGATGTATGAAGAAGAATTTCAAAGAGCATTGTCGCAAGATGAAGAGCGGGCGTCGTTTAGAATTGCACCCGATTTACGCGGATATAACATTGCCTAATGGCTTTTGCATCTAATAAAAGAGCATACGGAATCTGTGATATCACAGGGTTCCGTTATCGCCTAAAAGATATGAAGAAGACCTGGGACGGTCTTTTAGTGGGACCGGATCAATGGTCCCCTAAAGAACCGCAGCTCATGCCAAAGCCTACGCCTATAGATCCGCAGGCATTGAAGGACCCAAGACCGGACCCATCTTCAGATGGAAATGACAACACCGTATTCACCATGTACGCAAGCGTTGGTGATGGTATTTTAGGCACAACTTTGCAAACATTTGCAATAGGTGCTAGTGTAGGATCTGTGGAGGTAACTACAACATGAGCTTTACATTAGCGACTTTAAAATCTACGGTGCAAGAGTATTTGCAGGTAAATGAGACCACGTTTAACAGCAGCCTAGACGAATTCATTAGGGAATCAGAGGATCGTATATTCTCTATGGTTCAGCTGCCAGAACAGCGCAGGAACGTCCAGGGAGTAACAACCCAGGGAAACCGGTTCTTATCTACTCCTTCAGATTTTCATGCACCCTTTTCTGTGGCGGTTATTAAATCAAACATATATTCTTATCTGTTGTTTAAGCACCCGTCATTTATAAAAGAATTTAGCCCTGACTCTACTGTTACTGGAAAGCCCAGGTATTACAGCTTGTTTGACAATAGCGCATTTGAGATATCTCCGGTGCCTGACGAAGCTTACACTGTAGAGCTGCATTACTTGTATAAGCCCGCCTCATTGACCGCGGGTGCTGATTCAGGCACTACTATACTGTCTACGAAGTATAGCGATGCTTTGTTGTACGGCACATTAGTTGAGGCTGCGGTGTTTCTTAAAGAAGCTCCAGATGTGGTTGCCACCTTTGAAACTAGGTTTAAAGAAGCCCTCACTCGCATGAAGAACTTGAGCGAAGGCCGAGAGACCAGGGATGAGTACAGGTATGACTTGCTACGAACGGGTGTTACTTAGATATGATGAAAGACAATATTGACTTTGGGTTGGGGCAGGTAATGGTTTCAACGACAAATAGCGGTGGCCATGATCCAGAGTTTTGGGCTGAACAAGCTACAAATAAAATTTGTGGGATATCAGAACAAGCAGCCCCGCATATTAAAGAACAAGCGTTGGCTTTCAGAGCGGCGGTTTATAATGTAATATTGGCAGGTATGAGAAGCGCAATTGCTTCTGACCGTGTTACAGTGTCCCATAAACTAAAAGAAATTGGGCATAGTGACGTTGCCAAATTTATTAAGGAGCTGTGACAATGGCTATAACTTCAGCAATATGTAATTCTTTCAAGCAAGAGCTCTTGGTTGGAACGCACAACTTTACAAATGGTGCTAACAGCTTCAAGCTGGCGCTATACACTTCCTCTGCAAGCTTAGGCGCAGGCACAACGGCGTACACAAGCTCTAATGAAACAAGTGGAACTAACTACTCAGCAACAGGATCTGCGCTAACAAATGTAACACCTGTTCTAGCCAGCACCACTGCCGTGTGTGACTTCAATGACTTGACCTTCTCTAATGTTACAATAACCGCTCGCGGTTGCTTAATTTATAACGACACGAATTCAGATAAATCTGTTTGTGCGATTGACTTTGGCGGAGACAAGACTTCAACTGCTGGCGACTTCACTATTGTATTTCCAACGCCAACAGCTTCGGGCGCGATTATAAGATTAGCGTGATAGCTGATGCCGCTATCAAAGATAGAATTTCAGCCTGGCATTAACAAAGAAGCCACCGATTACAGCGCCCAGGGCGGCTGGGTTGACGGCAATCTTGTGCGTTTTAGAAAGGCCCGCGCTGAGAAGATAGGTGGCTGGCTTCAGCTGGGCACTCAATACTACTTAGGTCTTGGCCGTGCCATGCACAGCTGGATCTCTCTGGGTGGCACCAGGTTCTTAGGTATAGGAACTACCTTCAAGTATTACGTTGAAGAGGGTGACGCTTACAATGACGTAACCCCCGTAAGACTTGTAACCAGTGCTGGCGATGTAACCTTTGCTGCGACTAATGGCTCTTCCACCCTTACTATTACAGACACTGCACATGGTGCGGTGACTAATGACTTTGTTACCTTTAGCGGAGCAGCAACTCTTGGCGGCCTTGTAACGGCTGCAGTATTGAATCAAGAGTATCAAATTCTGTTGGTTACAGGCACAAACACTTATACGATCACAGCAAAAGACACTAGCGGCAATACTGTTACTGCTAACAGCAGCGATTCCGGCAATAGCGGCGGGAGCACTGTAGGCACATACCAGATAAATGTGGGCCTAGATACTTATGTAACTAGTACCGGTTGGGGTGTAAATACCTGGGGTGCAGGTACGTTTGGATCGGCCAGTGCAATTTCAGCAGTTAATCAGCTGCGTCTTTGGACCCATGACAACTTTGGTGAGAACTTAATCATCAACCCTCGCGGTGCAGGCATTTACCGCTGGAAAGAAAACGATGGTGTATCGGTAGTGGCTAAAGAGCTATCTACCCTCTCCGGTGCTAACCAGGTCCCAACGGTTGCTCTCCAGGTTATTACCTCAGAGACTGACAGACACCTTGTCGTATTAGGCTCTGACGGACTGGATGCAAGTGGTGTGCGTACCGGGATTATTGATCCCATGCTTGTATCCTTTAGTGATGCAGAATTTGAATTGGAGTTTGAGGCTCTAGCCACTAACTCAGCAGGTGATGTACGATTAAGCTCCGGTTCCTTTATTGTGGGCGGCCTAAAGTCTAGGCAAGAAATTCTAATATGGACCGATACCAGCCTATACAGCATGAACTTTATTGGACCGCCGCTGACGTTTGCTGTCAACCTGGTCAATGAAGGCGCTGGTCTTATTGGGCCCAAGGCTGCAGTAAATGCGTCCAACGGTGTGTATTTTGCGTCCAAGACAGGTTTCTATCTCTACACAGGTGCGGTAAAGAAACTACCGTGCAGCGTGCAGGAGTATGTATTTGAGGACCTTGATTTAAGCCAGGCATTCAAGTGCCACATGGGTCTTAACTCAGAGTTTGGTGAGATGTGGTTCTACTATCCCTCTAAGGAAGACGGCACTGGCGAGATTAGCCGGTATGTCATCTACAACTACGAAGAGAATACCTGGTCAATTGGCTCATTGGTTAGATACTCCTGGCTGGATGCCGGTATTGAGGATCTTCCTATATCTGCAGCGCAAGAGTCTGGGCAGAGCCTTATCTACAATCACGAGACTGGATTTAACGATAACAAGGCTGCCATGACCAATGTATTCATTGAGTCAGGTGATATGGCTATTGGCGATGGAGATAGCTTCTCCTTTGTTAAGCAGATCATTCCAGATGTTGCCTTTATAAAAGATGGCACCCAGAGCAACAGTCCTGCAATGAACATTGTCCTGAAGAGACGAGATTTCCCAGGGCAATCATTGACAACTGACTCCACGACTAAGGTGACTGAAACCTCTACATTAAGCGGCGTAAGGAGCAGAGCTAGGCAGCTTGTATTCCGGTTTGAGTCAGACGACGATGGAAACATTAGCGACCAGCTAGGATATAAGTGGAGGCTGGGCTCTACCAGGATTGCAATTCAACCAAGTGGTAGAAGGGCATGAGCAAGCTGTTGGAGACTAGGCTGCCATTAGCTTCTGGCGGTTTTGGTGCGGATGTAGATATAGATACATTTAACAGATTGGTCAGAGTGCTTGAGCTAAATCTTGGCTCTATTGATATTACAATATCGCCGCATTTTAACGCCGCACAAATTAGTACACTTCAGTTTGCAACGGGTGCTATAATCTTCAACTCAACTAACCAAATACACCAGGCTTTTGATGGAAATGCGCTGCGAGACTTGTATTCCCACCAGACCTATCCAGCTGGTCAGGTAATCACATCCGGC